CTTGCAGTATAAGTTAATACCTGCCAGTTACTTGCAACGAAATCACTGTTTGTGTCACCTGTTGGTGCTGTGTATAAGTTTGGTGTACCTGAGTTTGCATTTACATAAGCACTAAATCCACCTAGGTTGAATAATCCACCTGTGTCTTTAATTCTAATGTCACCACCATCGTTGTGTTTAATTACAACTCTGTTTGATGCATCTACTTCAGCAACAATGTTTACAAATCCTGCTGAGTTAATAGCACCTGCCCAAACATCTGCATCACTTGATGCACCTGTTGTTGTTACACTAATTGTTTTGAAAGCACTCATAGCCTCTTGACCAACAATGGTCTCTGACATATTAAATGCTCTTGTACCTGCTGTCAATTGTGCCGCAATTATGCTTGAAGTAATTGCAGTTGCACCTGTGTTTTGACGTCTGTGAATTTTAAAGTCACCTACAACACCTGATAGCTCTGCATTATTGTAATTTACATAAAGAGCTCCAACTGCCAAGTTAATTCCGCCACCTGTTTTGTCTAAGTTATAAAGTGCCGCATGGTTTGTTGTGTAAATTGGTGCCGCAATAGTTTCCCAAAGTTTTGTAGTTCCGTTGAACTTCTTAACTGACCATTTAGCACCTAAGTTAGGCTCTGTAGTTTTAATCCATAAAGACCCTGTTGGTCTTGGTGCAGTATCAGTTGACTTGTATTCTGGAACTGAAGTGTGTGGAGCGATTGTTAAAGCTGGTGCTTTGTAAGTACCTGCTGTGATTCCAATCTCTGTTAAAAGTGTACTTCCGTTTGCACCTAAAACAATATCAACACCTGTTGAGTAAATTTCTAATTTACCATCAATAACTGCCGCACTAACACCGGCTACACCAGCACCATCAATTGCTGATTCAACATCTGATAATGCAGTACCACCTGCTGTTACAATAGTTCCGTTTAGATCCATTGTAGCTGTGTTAGTAATAGTTGGGTTGCTTTCTGATCCAGTTACAGTTGCCCATGAACCTATCCATGCACTTGTTCCTACTTGTACCCAAGTACCTGAGTAGTTTTTGTAGTACATTTTGTTCAATGTAGTAGTTGCAACAACGGCATAGTCACCTACTGCGCCAACAGAAGTTTTAGGTACTCCGCCTGTTACTTTACTTGTATCTGTAATAACTGTTGGAATTTTGTTGGTAAAAGACTGTCCACCAGTAACAGTCTGAGCCGCGCCATTCCATTCAAATATTCCGAAAGTTGTGTTTACTGTATCAAACCAATAAGTTCCATCTGCTGGATTTGCCGCTGGAGCAGTTGCACTTGCAACCAACTCAGATGTGTTAAGGTTTGCTCTTGTAACGTATGCTCTGTTTGCCACGCCTAAGTATGAGTATGCCGCTTGTAATCCGTACTCATTAAGTTCATTGCCGTGTAAAGCATTGTTGTTAGAGTCAGTGTAGAATGTTGGATCTCCAAACAATTCTGTTAATTCTCTTTGTGATGTTACCAAGTAAGGTTTTCCAGCATTTGCACTTGTTGTTCCTGTTGCTGTTCCTGTCCCTGATGCGTTTTGTTTGTCTTGAGCCGATACCACAAATATCATTGGTACTGTACCTGGCTCAGCTGGGGTGTAAAAGGATTCGTCTATTACCTTTACCTCAACTCCTGGTGATACTAAAGCCATTTTATTTCTCCTGTTAGCAAATTGCTTCTGTTATTAGTATTTATACGAAACGACAGAATTCAAGTCAAAATATACGGTGAAAAAGGGAGGTAAAAGGGCAGGTAAATACATATATGAGACCTTTATGTGCTTGTGGACAGAGACCTGTAGCTATCAACTACTACAAAAAAGGCAAACCTTACTATAGGAGTAAGTGTGAGTCATGCACTCGCTATGGCAAGCCTAAGCATGGCATACCTAAATGGAAACAAGCTGGTTATGAACAAAAGAACACTTGTGATAAGTGTGGATACAAAAGCAAACACAAGGAGCAGTTTTCAGTTTACTATATTGATGGGGACTTGAATAATGTCAGATATTCCAACTTAAAAACAATATGTTCTAATTGTAGCAAAATTTTGTATAAGGAAGGTGTTAGATGGAAACAAGGAGATCTTGTACCTGATTTCTAAGATCATCTACTGTGCCATTGTTATCAACTGTGCTATTAAATTTTGTTTTAGCCCAAGCCCACTCTGAAGGGTGTACATCTTTAGGCTCTATTCCATATTCAACCCAATCAGTAAACCAAGCTGGATCTTCACCACGTTTTACTCTCCATACTTGGCCACCGATACTGTGAATCATTTTCGCTTCATTAGGAAAACGCACATCTGGGATAACAAAATGTGTTTCAGGATTATCTAGTATTTTCTTCTTTGTTAAACTGACCCAGATACCGTCGTAAAAGCCATCACGCATACACTCTGTACCAAATAATTGCAATACAAGTCTTGGAGTAATGGCTTCTCCGGTTTCTTGACTCCAGTATTCATCACGTTCTTCCCGCCATGCTCTACTTTCGTCGGTTTTGCCGTCAAGCAATTCACGATCCCAGTCAAACATTACGGATACTGAGTCTTTCAGTTTGTCAGCAAAACTAATCTTTTGGAAATTATGTTTTCTAATCAAGTAATCTGCAATAGTATCTTTGCCACTACCTATTAAACCACATATTCCAATAATCATTAGTTTTAGTCCTTACCCTGAATATTTTTACAATCCTCTGCATTGGCTTTAAGACCTAGTTCTTTGTCATACAACCATACATATGAATATGTAACTTGATCTTCGCCTACATGGCATTTCTTGCCAAAGCTAAGGCTTGGGTTTTTTGGTATACTACAACCTGCGAGTAAACCAAACACCATTATAAATGCTAGTACTTTCATTCTGAAAGTTCCTTTCGTTAGTGTTATTCTTATATACTAATATAAATTTATGTGATTGTCAAGTGGTTATTAACCAATTGTGAAACTGTAACCTACACCACCAGCAACTTGAGTAGCAACATCTGTTTCTAATTTTTCCATTTCCGCCTGTGCTTCTGATTTCAAAGCATCACCATTTAATGTTGATCCACCCTGTGGTCCTGCAATAGTGGCAAATTTTGATCTTGCTTCGCCTAACATATATTTGCATACTGCAAGTGTGTAGTCTTTGATCCACTGACTTGCAAGATAATCTTTTAATAGTTCTGAATCTGGTCTGTAATTGTATGCGTACAATAACAATTCTTCTTCAGCTCTTGGTCTTTGTAAAATTACAAGTTCCTTTGTTGTAGTGTTCCATTTGAATTCAATGAACGATCCAAACATTCTTCCAACTAATTCTTGATATTGTGCAAACGCATTATAAGTTGCTAATCCACCCATGTTTGTACTTGCTAATAGATAGGTGTTTGTGTAAGCAAGATTGAATGGTTCAAACAATGTACCACCATCTCCGCCACCAGTTCTTGAGCCTATGCTTCTTCTAAATATTTTCCTTACCTCAATTACTTCTTCTGGAAGTGTGTACGTGTTTTGATCTATCACAGTGGGTAAAAATAGGTATGATTCTTCAACTGAATTATCTGATCTTTGTCTGAATTTCGCTAATGCTTTCTTTAATGCTTCTTCATAATGAGCCTGATCTAGCTCAACATCAACCATACCCCCACCTAAGGATAGGTTGACATAATCAAATACTTCTTGTTTTGCTGTGGTTGTAGTTGCCATATTCATGCGTCTCCATATGTATTTATACGTTCGATAAATACTAATGTTATGCCAAGACTGAGTTTATACAAGCCCGAAAAGGGAAATGATTACGATTTTTTAGACAAAACCATCACGGAAATGTTCACTGTTGGTGGTACGGATGTCTTTGTCCACAAGTATCTTGGCCCTGTAAATCCTGATGAGAATGATGCTAGTCCGGCCCAGCCTAGATACAATGCTGTTAAGGAAACTAACATTCAGGATATGCTATTCTTAGAAAACCGTGATAGAAAATACGATCCTGACATATATGTAATACGAGGTATCTACAACGTTGCTGATATTGATTTTGACATGAGTCAATTTGGGCTATTTTTACAGAATGATACTTTGTTTATGACCATACCCATAAATTCAAGTGTAAAAACTTTGGGTAGAAAAATCATGTCCGGTGATGTTATTGAACTTCCACACCTTAAAGACGAATATGCACTTAATGATTATCAGGTTGCACTAAAACGTTTTTATGTAGTAGAAGATGTAAACAGAGCGGCAGAAGGATTTTCACAAAGTTGGTATCCACATCTTTATAGAATAAAGATGAAACAAATTGTTGATTCACAAGAATTTAAAGAAATACTTGATTTACCAGCAGAAGAAGGTAGCACAAATACTTTACGTGATGTACTTTCAACATATGAAAAAGAAATGCAAATTAATAATGCTGTGTTGGCCCAAGCAGAAGCAGATGCTCCTAAGGCAGGATACAATACAAAACAATTTTATACTTTACAAGTTGATCAATTTGGCAAACCTGAACTTGTAACAACTGATATTAATACTCTTGATGCTTCTACGTCTAATATGTTGGCAGATAGAGTAAACCAAACACCTGAAAGATCAGGTTACAGTGGTTACTTGCTTGGAGATGGTATTGCACCAAATGGAGAAACATTTGGCCATGGTTCCGGATTTCCAACAACGCAGGTTAAAGGTGATTACTTTTTGCGTACAGACTTTATGCCAAACAGATTATTTAGATATGATGGACAACGTTGGACCAAAATGGAAGATGCTGTTAGATTAACAATGACAAACACAGACACAAGAAATAATCAAAAAGGAACATTTATAAACAATAGCACAACTGCAAACATTGGTGGCGAAACAGTCAAAGAAAGACAGCCATTGAGTAAAGCACTTAAACCTAAGGCGGACAATTAATGTTACATTTTTATGATGGACAAATTAGAAGATACATTACACAGATCATAAGACTGTTAAGTAACTTCTCATACAAAGACGGAAAAGACGCCTTGGTACAAGTTCCTGTGATGTATGGTGACATCACTAGGCAGGTTGGACACATCATTAGAGATAATTCAGAAAACAAAATCCCATCTGCTCCACGCATAGGCGTATTTGTAAACAATCTTGAAATGGATAGAACAAGAACTGCTGATCCTTCTTTCACAGGTAAAGTGCATATTAGAGAAAGGGCTTTTGACAGTAATAAAAACGAATATCTTAACACACAAGGTAAAAATTATACAGTAGAACGTCTAATGCCTACACCATATACATTAACGGTTCAAGCTGATATATGGTCAACAAACACAGAACAAAAATTACAAATTTTAGAACAAATATTGATGTTGTTTAATCCAAGTTTAGAAATACAAACCACAGACAACTATGTTGACTGGACAAGTTTATCAGTTGTTAATTTAGAAAACATGACCTTTAGTTCAAGGAGTATACCAGTTGGTACTGAATCAGACATAGACGTTTGTACACTAAATTTTAGCACACCAATTTATATTTCACCTCCTGCTAAAGTTAAAAAATTAGGAGTCATTACAAATGTTGTAATGAGTATATTTGATGAAAAACGTGGTACAGTAGACTTGAGTCAAACAATGCCTGAGCTACAAGCATATGATGATAGCTATGCAAACACAATGAAAGGTTCAGACAGCTCAACAGTTGGTAAAGAAGGCAGTGGAAGTGCAAGTAAATCAACTGCACACTTGGCAGTTTCAACTTACAGTGGTTACGATGCAATAGTGATGAACAATATTGTTCAACTTGGTAAGAATGGAATTGCAGGAGAAATTAGTTGGCGTGAAGTTTTAGAAACTACACCTGGAGTATATAGAGCTTCATTAAGTAAAATTTATCTAGACAGAGTAGGATTTACAAATCCAGTTGTAGGTACTTTTGCATTGAACAGTTTAGACGAAACACAAATCATTGTTAATTGGGACGAAGATACAATACCAACAAACACAGTATTAGTAGGTCCAAGTTCTACAAAAGGAACTATTGATTACATAATTGATCCAACAAAAACTAATCCAACAAATATCAAAGGTGTTGGTATTAGAGTATTATTGCTTGGTGATATAGGTGATGCTTCAAATACTGACGGTGCTGATGCATGGAAAGGTACAGAAGGTGATCTAGTTGCAAATGAAAATGATATTGTTGAATGGGATGGAAATAATTGGCGTATCGTATTTGATGCAAGTGCCAATGATGGTGCTGATTCAACAGCAGTAGAATTTGTATATACAACCAATTTAAATACAGGTATCCAATATAAATGGGACGGTATTGCATGGACATTAACGTTTGAAGGCGAATACCGAAAAGGAACCTGGCGTCTAGTACTTTAAAATAAGTAATTACATGGATAAGATTATTTGTAGTGGAGGTCTCTTCTACTCTCTAGATACACAAAGGTTTTTGTTTTTACACAGAACACAAAGCAAACAACCAAACGTATGGGGATTAGTTGGTGGAACCAATGAAACAGAAGAAATACCATACCAAGCATTATTAAGAGAAATAAAAGAAGAAATTGGTGATACTTCTGACATAGTAAAATCTATTCCTTTAGAAACTTTTGTAAGCAACGATGAAAAATTTAATTTTCACACATATCTTTGTGTTGTAAAAAATGAATTTATTCCTAAATTAAATGGTGAACACAATGGTTATGCTTGGGTAACTTTTGAAAACTGGCCAAAGCCGTTACATCAAGGATTAAGAAACACTCTACAAAATAAACAAAATTTAATTAAACTACAAACTGTATTTCAACTAGTATCTTTGATGGAGAAATAAAATGACAAAGATAATCTTTTGGATATTATTTCTTATAGTAGCATTCTATATAGGACTGTACATATGATAAAAGTTTATGGTGATGTTATGCTGGACCGTTGGATAGTAGGTGAAGCAAATAGAATGTCGCCTGAGGCACCAGTACCAGTGCTGTTAGAAACTAATCAAGAATTTAGTATTGGTGGTGCAGGAAATTTAGCACTTAATATAAAAAGTTTAGGATCAGAAGTAGAGCTTACAAGTGTGGCAGGTAATGATAAAGAAGGTTTCAAATTACTAGAACTTATTGAAGCTAGTAAATTAGATGTCATAATGGCACAAGATCATAGTGTAACAACAACTAAAACAAGACTTGTTGGACAACGTGGACAACACATTGTACGTTGGGATAGAGAAGAACAATATGTTGGCACAGTGGCAAAAAGATTTAATAATCATGTAAAGAAACATGATATTATTTGCATCAGCGATTATGCAAAAGGCACAGTAAAAAGAGATACAATAGGAAATTTACTTGATAAAGATATTAAAATTTTAGTTGATCCTAAACAAGATGCAAATTTTTATCATGGAGCATATCTTGTAAAACCTAATATGCAAGAATATGAAACATGGTTTGGCAAGTATGATAAAGTTAATGCTTTACGTGAAATGAAAAAATTAGATTGGACCTGGTTAGTTGTAACAGATGGTGCAAAAGGTATGCACGTATTAAACAACCAAGGAGAATACAAACACTTTGTAGAACCTGTCAAAGAAGTAGCAGATGTAACAGGTGCAGGAGATACTGTAATGGCAGTCATAGCCTATGGTATTGATAAAGGAATGGACATTTTCGAAACCTGTAAATTGGCTTGTTATGCCGCGGCTAGAATAGTTGAAAAAAGAGGTGTTGCTATAATACAACAGGATGATTTGGAACGCAATATCGTATGGACTAATGGGGTGTTTGATATACTTCATACTGGCCATTTAAAGCTACTTAGACACGCACACACGCTGGGAAAACGCCTCGTGGTGGGCATTAATAGTGATTCTTCGGTCAAGCGTTTAAAAGGCGATTTAAGACCCATTAACGACCAAGAAAAACGCAAAGCACAGTTATTAGAATTGGGTTTTGTAGACGATGTTGTAATTTTTGAAGAAGACACTCCATACGAAGCTATTAAAGAAATACGTCCAGATGTCATAGTAAAAGGTGGTGACTACACAGTGGAACAAGTGGTTGGAAATGATATTGCAAAAGTTGAAATATTTCCAACAGTAAAGGATTATTCAACAACCAATATAATTGAAAGAATGAAAGCATGAGAATATTAGTCACAGGACATAAAGGATTTATAGGTAGAAACTTATGTGCTTATTTGCAACACCAAGGACACCAAGTAGAAGGTTGGGAATGGCAGATTAATAAAGTTCCTGATCCACAAAATTATGATAGGGTTGTTCATCTTGGTGCTATCAGTAGCACAACAGAACGTGATGTAGAAAAAATATTAAAACAAAATTTAGAATTCAGCACAAGATTATTGCAACTTTGCAACCAAACTGGCACAACTTTAATATATGCCTCAAGTGCAAGTGTATATGGTAACGTGCAAGTTGATAAAGATCTAAAACAAATTAAAGAAAGTGATCCAGTATATCCAATGAGTCCTTATTCTTGGAGCAAGTATTTGTTTGATAAACTTATGATGGAAGTTCCAGAATATACAATTAATGTTCAAGGTTTAAGACTTTTCAATGTTTACGGTCCTGGAGAACAGGATAAAGGTGAACAACAAAGTGTGTTTGGTAAGTTTGAATTACAAGCAAAAAATTTAAAAAAGATTACATTGTTTGAAAAGAGTGGATTCATAAGAAGAGACTTTATATGGGTAGGAGATGTTTGTCAGATAATTGAAAAAATGTTTGATGTTGATGCAACTGACATTTGGAACGTAGGTACAGGCGTTGCACCATCATTTTTAGATATTGCAGAAGGATATGCAGAAAAATATGGAGCAGAAATTGAATATGTTCCACTACCAGAACACCTAAAAGGACAGTATCAGTTCTTCACGTGTGCCGATAATAGCAAACTAATTAATAGTATAGGACCGTATAAATTTAAAACGGTTAAGGAGTACATAGATGCCAGCAAGACATAGTGGTAAGGTTGAAAAAGGTTGGGGTTACGAAATAATTTGGGCCACAAATGATCTTTACTGCGGGAAAATTTTAGTATTTGATAAAGCCGGAAAAAAGATGTCCATGCACTTTCATAAAGAAAAGCATGAAAGCTGGTTTGTAAACCAAGGTAGATTCAAATTAAGATATTTGGATACCCAAACTGCTACACCTATGGAAGTTGAGATTAAGGCCGGAGATACGTGGACAAATACTCCGTTGATGCCACATCAACTTGAAGCATTAGAAGACAATAGTTCAATAACAGAAGTATCTACACCTGACTCAATAGAGGACAATTACAGAATTGCTCCTGGTGATAGCCAGTTACAACAACAGGCAATACCAGATGATAACCCTACTACATAGTTTTACAGATCCAAAACACGTAAGCATTACACCAGACAAGATGCTAGAACACAGCATCTATGTTGATGGCAAACCTTACTTTGATCTATTTGCAGGTCATGGCTGTAATATGTTAGGATATACACAGCCCGAACTTACACAAAAAATTAAAGAAGCAAACGATACCTATGCAAATCACAGCTGGTTAGTCAAACCTAAAATATGGAATGACTTAGAATATTATTTAGAAAGTTTATTACCGCCACAATATGAAAATGTTATTGCAGGACTCACTGGTAGTGATAGTATAGACAATGCAATAAAATTTGTTTGGAAATATTGGCAAAACAAAGGCACACCAAGGAAAACAATCCTTGTTAGAAAAGGTAGTTTTCATTCAGGAAGTATAACCGGTTGGAAAATGACCATTGATACGATGCGTTGGACCAAACATATACCAGATGTTAATTACGTTGATTTTTATGATAAAGACTTTAATGATGTTTATGAAAAACATAAAGAAGACGTTGCAGGTGTAATTGTAGATACTGTAAGTTGGTTTAACGGTATCAATAAAATAGATGATGAAACAATCAAACTTTTAAAACGTATGCAATACTTAGATCATGTGCCAGTTATAGCAGATGAAATTATTACAGGCTTTTGGAGACTTGGTGCATTTAGTCATTCATTAGAAATAGGACTTACTCCTAATATAATTTGTTTTGGAAAATTTAGTGGTGGTGGATTTGCTGATATATCTTTATGTGTAGTTGACAAATTTATTATGGAGTCAGTTGCTAGAAACAACGATCAAGGTTATCCTGATCCTTTACCAATGGGCAACACAAGAAGTCAAAATACAAGTGGAGCAGTTGCCTGTGTAGAAATTATTAAACATTGTATGAAACACAAGATGGGCGATCATATCAAACAAAACATTTTTCCTTTTGTTGTTGAATGTGCAAGTGTTTTATCAGAATGCAGAGGATTCAACATTACATTTTATGGTAGTATGCTGATATGTGACTTTGGTGAAAATGATGTTAAAGACTTTTTAATGAAAAAAGGTTTATGGCAACCTAGCAATAGTAGGATGTTTTTCTTTCCATTTTATAATATTACAAATCAAGAAAAAGATCATATTTTAAAAACATTCAAGGAGTTGGTCAATGAAATACGATAATATATTTCCAACTGGTATACTTGTACATGATGTTCCCGTATGGGTAGCTAAACAAGTAGAGAAACTTGTAGAAGAACGTGTAGACAAATTACAAAGACCAGATGATAATGCTCCTCACGCCACTGATTATTTTGAAAAAGAAAAAGTTATAGATCTAAAATATGATACACCTGAACTTATGTCTGAAATAGATATGTGTGTTAGAAATTATCAAAATAAAAATGCAATGAATAGAATACAAGAAGGTTATTCTTATAATTGGTGGACACAAGATTACAAGGAAGGTGATATTCATAATGAACATCATCATAATGTAGGACAAATAAGTGGTGTATACTATGTTCGTGCAAATGAAAATGCAGGTGGAATAATGTTTAGAAATCCAAATCCTTTTGTTGAATATGGACACACAATGAGAGATTCAGCACCTTACTCTTGGCAAGAATATGTTTATCAACCTATTAAAGGAAGAATATTAATGTTTCCAAGTTATTTGAAACATCAAGTATTACCTAGCAAAAAAGATTGTATTAGAACTGTAATTGCATTCAACGTAAGATAATTACGCCTGTGCTTCACCCCAACGTATGATGATGTTCGCATTTGTTGATGCACCACTGGCCTTATAAACATTGATCGCCAACACATCTGGTCCATTCGGGAACGTACCTCTACCACCCAATGTAGTATTAGTCAACTCTTTCAATGTTCCTAACATCAAGGATGATTGTTCACCTGGTGTTGCAATAAATGAAAATACAGTTTCACCTGGTAGTGCATAAGGCGGTTGTCCAAATAAGAATGAAACCGTTGTACCTGCTGTGATGTTCTGCAACGAACTCTGTGTAAATGTAACTCTATAATATTCTACTCCACCATAAGTAGATGGTCCTTGCACTCCAGATACGTATGTACCACCTGGAAACTTGCTATCACTTACCTCTGTACCTGCAATGGCTCCTGTTGCCTCCCAACTTGCTTTTGTAAAGTACAAGTAGTTTGTTTTGTCTAATGCACCAGTTGGGTTAATTGATACTGTTACAGTTTCGCCATTACTAATTGTTGCAGTATTTCTGTTACTGAATCTCATTAATTTCGGATTGTAATATTCATAAATGTCAGTGATTGTAGTACCATCTGGGAAGTCTGAACTTCCTGATTGTGCATTACTTGTTGCAGTAACAGTATTACCTGTTGATACTTCACTGCTTACCAAGTTCCAAGAAGCATTTGTAAAGAAGTGATAGTTGGTATTATTTCTATTATATGAAGCTACCAAATCATTTGTCATTTCAGCAGTTGTAGTTGCGTTTCTAAGAACCTGTGTCTCACCTGTTGACCATACAACAGATCCACCTGGTGCCACCTGTGCAAAACTAGGTTGACCACCAGCCGCCGCTCCTGTTAATGGTGACCAACCAACGTCACCTGGATCAAGTGGATAGTTTTGTGGATTTAAAATTCCTTCAACAACAATTCCTCCAACAATCGGATTACCACTACCGTCAACACCATCTGATGTGATCTCAATACCTTCTAGTAATAATTGAGCTCTGTTTAACAGTTCTCTCTCACCTAAGTCACCAACGATTGCGTTTGATACACTAGGTGCTAGTCTTAACATGAACACCGTATTTCTTGTTGAACTAATAACGTTTCCTGTAGATGTATATGAAAAGATATAACCTCTATCACTGTCAAATCCACCATCTGTTTGGAAAGCTGATCCCCAGTGTGATATAATTGGTGTTATAGTATTACTGATCAAAATTACACCAGTACGTGCTGTGTGTTCTGCGGCAACACCTGCCGTATAAGTTCTTGTTGCACCTGCGGCAAAGTTTGTTAATGGAGCACTTCTTGTACAACCTGTCAATGTATCTCCTGTGATACCTGTGTATTGTATCATCTCGTTATCAATGATAACAGTACCACCGCCTGGTGGGAAGAAACTAGCATCTTCTAGAGGTATTGTTGTTTGTGTTGCGTCCATTGCCGCACCTAATCTATCATTAGGTCCTTCATTAGTTACTTCATATCTAACTGGCATATTACCAGTTCTCATAAATGCTTCTGTGTTTACGTTGGAGTTTCTCATTCTGTGATAGAAAATAAAGTTACCATCATCACCTCTGAGCATCCAATCGATAAATCCAGCTCCATACCAACTGTACTGTATCCCAATCATCTGCATCTTAGAAATATCTAGTATGTAACCTGATGATCCTGTACCGTCTAACACGTCACCGTTGAAGTCTGCTTGTTTTGATTTCTTATCTGCAACCAAACATATCTTGGCTCCACTTGCAGGAGTTACACCTCTAAAGTCTGGAGTAACATTCATTGATGTTTGACTTGTTACCTGTGATACAACGTGTGTCATACCTTTAATAACAACTCTATCACCTGCTTTAACTTGATCTCTAAATCTTGTTCCAATTCCTGTAACTGCGTTACTGTCAACACCTAAAGATATTGTTCCTGATAATTGTAGTGTTGCAGTTCTTTGTACAGCATTATAATTTGCTCCATCATATTCCATGAAGATACCATTTTGATCATCAAATGCACCCGAACGCACAGTTGCACCATGCCAGTATAACAATGATACTTGGGCTTTTGGACTTAATATTGGAGTAGTTGCACCTAAATCTGTTTGTGCAATTACTTTAAATTCTCTTTCACTTACAATAGCTGATACTGTATAATCTCCATTGTATCCTGGAGTTTCAATACCTATCAATCTAATTTGTCCACCAACCTGTAAACCATGGTCAACATCATCAGTTGTTACATTAATAAATGATCCTGAGGTAACTGCATCTGCTGTGACAGTTAACAAGTCATAACTTGGAGCAAACAAGGCACCAGTTGTATACATGATACCTTTACCTGATTGGTATCTAATATATTTTTTAGATTGACGTATTG